GCCGCAGACAGTCCGGACATCGAAGGCGCGATCATCCGATTTCACAAGAAGATGAATGAAATTTTAAAGCCGAACGAATGGAAGGTGTATAAAGCTTCTTACATGGAGAATATGGAGGAGAGCGAAGTAGCAAAGCTCATGGGATATAGAACATCCGAGGCCAATAGAGCTCCTGGATACAAACAGATAAAGAATATAAAGAAGGCGATTATAATTAAGGCAAAAAAATTGATGGATAAGGGAGAGATCGATATATTTTAATATGGACGAGAAATTGGTATCAGACGAGCAGTTTTTGAAGATTTTGAACGAGTGGAACTCTCGCCCTCAGAACCCTCCCTCCCTACTTGAACTGATAAAAATCGCCTTTCCAGATAGACCAGAATTAGATGGCCGGTGTAAGGAGGGGCGAGAGATTAAAGAGTTTCTCGCGACCCGACAGATAAAAGCGAAGGGGACTCAGGTTTATACCCCGAAGGAAATAGCTGAGCTTACGGAAGAGCAGCGGGAATTTATAGCGAACAACGTAGCGACTATGAGCGCGGTGGAGCTCGGTAGAACTTTGTTCAATAACCCACAGCTAAGTAATTTAAATCAAGAAATAAGATCAATCAATGAATACATTAAAACTCTGGATAACAAAGTCGTTTACCAAAATACAGAAGAAGTTCCGACAGGTGAGTACAAGTCTCCTAAAACGTTCGAAAGAATGCTTCAAAGGACTAACCGCTATATTCACGAAGGCATCGACAAAGACAAAGCTACCGCTAAACAGAAAAAAGAAATAAATTCTTTAATCGGATACGTTAACACGTACCGCTTCAGTCATCAGATAAACACCTACAAGACTCAGACGGATAGAGAACTGTTTGAGAGTAGCTTCATTAGGTATACCCATGATAAAGCCGACCTTACCCAAGAGGAGGTCGACCAGTATATCATTTTGTCTAATGAGGTTGTAATATCTTCCAACATTCAAAGAAGGTCGGAGAAGCTGCAAACTCTGCTCGACGAGTCGACGGACAACTCCGACGAAACGGCCAACGTCAAGATTTCGATGAGTCTAATCGAGGCCATCAATACAGCGCAGAACGAATACAATCAATGCGTCAATCGCCAGCAAAAACTGCTTAATGACTTAAAAGAAAAGCGCAGCGACAGGCTAAAGAATCAGATTAAAGAAAACGCTAGCATTATTAACCTTGTCCAGATGTGGAAGGATGAGGATTCTAGAGTTAGGCTTATTAAGTTGGCAGAGCTTCGCAAGGAATTAGTTAAAGGCGAGATCGAAAGATTGTCCTCAATGGATGAAGTCAAAGCTAGGATTTTAGGTCTAACTGATGACGAAATCTTGAACGGATGAAATGCGAGATCTGCAAAGAAGAGGTAGTAGATAATTCTCATTATTGGAGGAAGCATAAGCTCCAAGCCGCAGCTTATTTTCAGGCTCATCATCCTCGCTACGACAAGTTCGACGGCTCCATCATAAGATTTAAGAGTAAGGATCAGTATTTTAGCACCAACTTCAACTCGACGGTTAATTTAAGAAAGTGGCTAGAGTCTATCGCCATAAAGGACGCTAGAGAATATTGTCTAGACCTTTTAGTTAAGCGAAAAGAGAAGAAGGCTTTGACTTATTCCCTAACGCAAGTCGAGCTTCGCTCCCTAAAGTTTCCTGGAATAAATTACTACAATAAAATCTTCGGAGATTATTATAAACTCTGCGAAGAGCTAGGCCTGAAGAACAAATTTGTTCAGACTGACGGGCTGACGCTCGGGAGCAGGTACGACAACTCTTACTCCATCCTCGTCGATACGAGAGAGCAATTGCCGTTGAAGTTTAATCGCCCCATAGAGGTCGCCACCTTGAAATTCGGAGACTATTCGTTTAGCGATTCTCATGCTTCTTGTAATTGCAACGTAGAAAGGAAATCTTTGGCAGACTTCGTCGGAACCATGACGGGAGGATACGAAAGATTCGAGCGCGAGATCATTAGGGCCAAAGGAGCTGGGGCGTACTTAGTCATTCAAGTCGAAGAGGTCTTGAGTAATGCGTTGCAGTTTAATTCTCTTCCCGAGTTTTATAAAAAAGGAATGAAGATTACTCCCGACTTCGTGTTCAGAAGGGTTCGAGACTTGATCCAAAAATACGACCATATACAATTCCTGTTTGTGAATGGTCGAGATGAGGCGGCAGCAACTATCGAGAAAATCTTTACCTGCGGGTGCGGATACAAGAAGGTGGACCTGCAACTATTGTACGACAAAGGACTTTTGTAATGTGGTACGCCCCAGAAAAATATAAGAAGATAATTCCAAGCACAAATGCGGAGTTATTGAAGCTTACTGGGGACCTCGGAGATAAAGAAGCTAAGATTTCATTAGTTAAATTCCTCAAGGCTAATATCGGATTCACTACTGAATTAATTTCAGGCATAAAGCTCGCCCCATATCAGGAGATCGTCATCAAGGGAATGCTTAACCGGAATTTCTCGATGAACGTTTGGGGGCGCGGCGCCGGGAAAAGCTTTATAGCCTCAGTCTATTGCTTTCTCCAGTGCATCTTCGAGCCTAATACAAAAATTCTAATTGCCGGACCCACATTCAGAACTGCGCGCTTTATATTTAACTATCTAGAGAAGATCGTCGACTCGAAAGGGGCTGAGCTACTTGCTCAAGCGTTCGGAGTTAAAGCGAAAAGAAACGATCAATTCGAATGGCAGATAAATGGCGGCTCGATAACCGCTATTCCTCTAAACGGAGAAAAGATTCGTGGTTTCCGCGCGAACGTCCTGCTATTGGACGAGTACTTGCTCTTGCCCGAAGAGATCATCAAGACGGTTCTTATGCCGTTCTTGGTGGCTCCTCAGAATATGAAGGAACGGATGGAGGTTAGAGAGTTAGAGGACAAATTAATAAAAGCGGGCTCGATGAGAGAAGAGGAAAGAATGGTCTTCCCCAATACGGCCAAGATGATCGCTCTTTCTTCTGCCTCTTATACTTTTGAAAATCTTTATAAGACATATAAGGATTGGGTAGAAAAGATTTATAGTTCAGAAATGGGAGAGGCCACGTATTTCGTATCTCAATTAGGCTACGAAGCCCTGCCTAAAGAAATGGTAGATAAGACTATCATTGAAGAGGCCCAGTTCGGAGGCGTTTCGGACTCGACTTTTCAAAGAGAGTATTGTGCGCAGTTTACGGACGGCTCCGACTCGTACTTTAGCGCGAAGAAGATGTACGACTGCACGATATCGGACGGACAATCACCGACCACGCTTATAAGGGGGGATTCAGATAAGAAGTACGTACTAGCAATGGATCCCAACATGGACGACAGCCCTAGCGCAGACTATTTCGCTATGGCCGTCCTAGAGCTAGACGAAGAGAGTAAGCAGTCCACTCTCGTCCATAGCTACGCGGGGCTAGGCAACATCAGCAATCACGTTAAGTACTTCTATTACCTTTTAAACAACTTCAATATCCAACTAGTGCTGAGCGATAACGCGGGCGCGGACACGTTCTTGGGGGCGAGCAACCAATCCGACCTTTTTGTTAAAAACAACTTCGAAGTTAAGCGGCTAGAGTTCAATTCGATGCTTGATGGAGTGGATTACATGCGCGAACTCAAAAGGTTAAAGAATCAGCACAATCTCCAAGATAAGAAAATTTTCTTTACTCAGGCCTTCACCTCGGACTTCATCCGCCGATGCAATGAACAGCTCCAATACTGTATTGATTACAAGAAGATCTGGTTTGCCTCCAGAACCTCAGCGAACGAGAGGGCCTTTAATACGGCTTCCGCTGCGAGGATTAATATGGAGCTAGTTAATGAGGACTCGATTACGGATTTAATCGAAAATCAGGACATTCTTATTTATCAAACTAAGAAGCAATGCGCATTGATTCAGGTCGCTACTACGTCTAAAGGCACGCTGTCCTTTGATTTGCCGCACCATTTGAAAAGAAGTTCGTCCGCGACAAGGGCTAGGAAAGATAATTATACAGCGCTAATGTTGGCTAATTGGGCTGCGAAATGCTATTATGATATGCAGTCTATCAAGGAAGAAGCCGAGCCTGCGACATTTGTCCCCATAATGATAAGATAATTAAGTGTAATTCGATTACGATCTATGAAGGAAAAAGGCAATAAGAACCCGGAAAACGTGACGCCAATGATGGTTTCGACTGCTAGCGCCACTACGAGCACAAAGACTCGTCGTAATTCGGCCTCCACGATAGAGAGGACTAATCGTTTTTCGAACATTGATGACGGCCTAGTCCCATTTAAGTATTCCGCTGGCACCATCAACAAGAGTAACATAGACGTCCGAGACGCCGTTATCCTATGCCAAAAAGCTTATTACAATTTCGCGATCTTCCGCAACGTAATCGATCTAATGACGGAGTTTTCTGTAAGCGACGTTTACTTTAAGGGCGGCAACAAAAAATCTAGAGATTTCTTCTCGGCGCTATTTAAGAAGATCAATATTTGGTCTTTACAAGACAAGTTCTTCCGGGAATATTATCGTTCCGGAAACGTTTTCATCTATCGCTTCGACGCCGAAGTGACTCGCGAAGACGCCTCTAAGATCACTCAGGTCTACGCCGAGGCTGGGATTGGCGGCAAGCTCTCCCTCCCAGTTAAATACGCCATCCTAAACCCCGCAGACATTCAATTAGCTGGCTCAGCCTCTTTCGTCTCCGGCAAGTACTACAAGCTCCTTTCTGATTACGAGCTAGCGAGGCTTAAAGATCCTCAGACCGATGAGGATAAGGAAATCGTAGAGAATCTCGATCCAGAAGTAAAAGCTCAACTAGCCAAAAGACAGAGCTCCGTTCTCCTACCCCTAAAGCCGGAAAAGATCACGGCAGTTTTTTATAAAAAGCAAGATTACGAGCCTTTCGCTGTCCCGATGGGTTATCCAGTTCTAGAAGATATCAATTGGAAAGCCGAAATGAAGAAGATGGATATGGCTATTGCTCGCACGATGCAGCAGGCTATCCTTCTCGTCACAATGGGCGCCAAGCCGGAAGAGGGCGGAGTAAACCAGAAGAACCTCGAAGCGATGCATTCCCTCTTCGAGAATCAATCCGTCGGAAGAGTCCTCATCGCGGATTATACGACGAAAGCGGAGTTCGTTATTCCTGACATTGCCTCACTGCTCGATCCAAAGAAGTACGAGATCGTAGAAAGAGATATTCAGAACGGACTCAACAACGTTCTCGTCGGCGGAGAAAAGTTTGCGAACCAGCAGGGTAAAATCCAAGTCTTTATTGCGAGATTAACTCAAGCTAGAGAGGCTTTAATTAACGACTTCCTAGTGCCCGAGATTAAGAAGGTGTCCAAGGCTTTGGGGTTCAAGACTTATCCGGTTCCTTATTTTGACAAGGTGAGCTTATCGGAAGACGCCAACATGATGAAGATCTACAGTCGACTTGTTGAGCTTGGCGTACTTACTCCTCTCGAAGGGCTAAACGCTATCGAGACTGGAAGGCTGCCGGATAAAGAATCTTCGGTAGAGGCTCAAAAAGAATTTACCTCTTTAAAGAAAGAGGGCCTATACGAACCTTTAATTGGGGGCAAAAACGATCCTTCGGCTGACGCGGGAAGACCTGCTGGCGTGCAAAACGTTTCCGACAGAAAGACTTCTCCGATTGGCGCCTCATCGAAGTTTAGTTTAGCAAAAGTGGTGGCGAACGTATCTATGACGCAAGCTCTCTTTAAAGGCGTAGAAACGGCGCTAAAGAAAAAGCATAAACTTAAAAAACTTTCCGAAGAGCAAAAAGGGATTTGTGAGCAAATCGCCTCTTTGATTGTCGCTAACGAAAGTCCTGCCGATTGGGAGTCGAAAATCTTGAGCTATCTAGAGAATCCTATCGATCAGAATCCGGAAAGAATTAAGGCGATAAGAGAGATAGCCGCAGAGCATCAAGTTGATGACTATTTAGCGAGCATTCTTTACGCGAGCATGACGTAAGGACTAGTATGCCAAGAAATCGCATACTTTACAATGTCCAAGACTTATTCTTCGGGCTTCCAAGCGGAGAAGTTACTGAATTGGCAGGCCACCATATTCTTCGTCGTATAAAACGGGTCCAGTCTGTAAGCTACGACTTCAACGTAAACCGCACCGATATCGGCGTTATAGGCAAGACTCAAAACGCTTCTCGTCCGGTCCTTGAGCCTCCTACAATAAGTCTAGATTTTAATTATTTTCTAGAGGGGGTTACGAATGAGGGCAGAATGGGGTTTAACGTAGATAACCAGAGCACTAATAGTAGGCCTTTATTTGTAAGTGGATTTTTTAATACCGGAAGGCTGCTTGACTCTAGAAATATTTATCTAGTTACTAATAACAATTCTGATCTTGATATTCGAAATCACAATACAAGTTATGGAGCAGCCTATACTGGATTGACTCAGGCAAATCCCAATGCCATTATCGATCCGTTTGCTCCGGGATATGGGATACTGGCTTTTCAAAATGCGTACGTATCAAGTTATTCTGTTGAGATATCTGTAGGAAGTATTCCCACGGCTAGCGTCTCTTGCGTCGCAGATAATGTTGTCTATTTTAGTTCGGGCAGCGGAGTGCAAGTCCCATTTTTGAATTCAAAGAGCGGCGTTTCTTATAATGACGGGACAAAGGTTTTGATCCCGAAGCACTTTAAAGAAAAAGGGCCTAGCGTAAAATTCGACAGCACCACCTTTAGGCCCGGGAATATAACCGTAGACATTCAGAAGCAGGCGAGCACTGGAATAAACTTCCACATCGATTCGCTGCAATCATTTTCGTTTGACTTACCTCTTGATAGGGAAAGCATTTCTTATTTGGGCTATAGACTATATCCGGATAGACCGCTTCAGCTCCCGGTTAAATCCTCCGTCAAATTAGGATTCTTAGGTTCTGGAGTGTTCAGCGGCTCGTTTCTTAATGAGATTAATCGTG